TCAAGCCATAGTTCGATCTCCACCAAGTCAGACGCACCCACATTCATCAATGTGGGCTGGGTCATAAGAAGGTTGTCAACCTCCTTACCGTCTGCATTGGTAATAGTGTTCTTTGAGCGAATCGTGGCGATCGATTGACCTGCGCCTGAGAAGTCGCCTCCGATTACCGGGTTGACTGCACTGTCAAAACCAGCATCAACGACACGAATTTTGGCTGCGTCATCAGAGCCGCCATCGACCAAAACAGAAGCGCCGTAACGCTCGATGAAATGACTGCGGGCTAAATTTCCGCTGTTGTTGATCTCAACCCAGATAGGCAGCGAAGGGGTCTTGAGAGACGGGACGTCATAACTGCGAGTGCCACCAGCACCGTCGTCCTCGGTAAGATCATTCCGCTTCTGAGTGTCAGAAAGAATCAGTTCGTGGGCCAGAATCCACCGTGCTCGGGGGATCTGTGTAATTGAGGTAGGAAGATCCTCATCCTTATCGACAAGATAGAAGTAAATACGAACGTTGCTTGCTCCGTACCACCCCCATTCCACAGCGGTCATGAATGTCTGACTCAGATCGAGCGTCTGCTTCGATTGGCCAGTGCCATCCAACTTGTCCCCAGTCCACTGAGAACGGGGGATTCGCTTTTCAAAAGTAAGGCCGTTGCCCGCGCTGTTTCGATAGAGAACGTTCAGACGATCGCCTTCGCCGTCTCCTTTGCACTCAACAAAGAATCCATCGCTGGTGTCACCTACACCCCACAGACGAGTGAGGCTTACAGGACTGCCTGCAACAGAAAGACGAGTCGCAAGACTCGCCCTAACAATTCGACCCGGTTGGTAGCGATACCTGCGCTTGGTCGCAATCCTTGCTCGCTGAAATCCGCCTTTGTTGGTGCTGAGCGTCAGCTGGGCGGAGTTGGCTGCACCGTTGTACTTGACCTCGCCATTCGGGGCAGGGCTATAGACGGCAGACGTCTGGCTGAGCTGCGTCCATCGTGCAGATTGAGTGCTGTCGTCGAGAGGGCGCTCGTTTAAGCCCGTGACGTCATAGATCCAATCCTCACTAGACAACTCGAACTGGTCGTCCTTAGTGAGAAAGTTGTAAGGACGGGTCTGCCTTGGAAAACCAAGTAGGTCGCGATCAACTTCGGTCTTATGCCGGTAGTTGTCGATGATTGGGAGGGTGAAGTTCTCCTTAGGCAGAACGATGGGGATGCTCTTGTCAGCAGCCTTTTGACCGCTTGGGAACGTCCCCTCTGCCTGAACCACCTTCCCATTTCTGGTGACGGCGTTTTGTCCGACGTCTTCTGGGAGCTGGTAGGCAGTCATCTTTATCTCTGACCCCAAGTCAGGCTTGCTTTACAGGTGTTGGAGCTGTTGTCGATCGATCGTGCAGCGATGACCAACACATCTCCGGCAGTGCCAGTAGCGGCAGTCGCCTCGCGTGTTAGGTACTGGCGGGCGTAGGAGAAGATGTCAGTCAGCGCTTGCGTGGCTGCGTCGGCGTCACCCGTGAAGAACGATGCGAGCTGCTCGCCTCCAGTGAACGCATCAATCGCGTTCGAGGAGCTGTCGGGACTGTTGAACTCAATCGCCGAGAGGGTGCCAGACGACGTGAAAGTGGTTACGGCAGTAGTGCCGCTATCGGTCATCGTCGTCGGGTTCTTGACCAGCAAGAACTGCGCTCTGTGCGAGCTGACCATGGAAAGCATCAACGGGAAGACGCGGAGCAGGTTGCGCTTGCTCTCACCCTGGTTGTTGGTGATGTTTTCTTTGATGCGGATAGCCAGCAGCGGTTTGAATGTGCTGGTGCCGATTCCGGTGACTTTTGCGCCGTCTTGGCTGAAGATGGCAAGCTTTTCGGCGTCACCACCATCGATGCTGATCTGTGCGCCGTACTTACGGATGTAGGAGTCAGCAGACAGGGTGCCTGACTTCTCAGCCCGGAACTGCATCGGCAGTGTCGGGTTACCCAGTGAGGGGTAGGGGATGCGGTCGGAACAGTTCAGGTTGTGCGCGATGATCCACCGCGATGCCTTGACCGTGGAGCCGCTCGCGAGGTTGGCGTCTTCAGGGACGTAGAACAGCAGACGGCTACCAGTGCCGCCGTACCAGCCATATTCAATACGAACCATGCAAAGGTTCGTCAGGCTCAGCTTGTGACCAGAGCTGGTGTCTGCAGCGCCAATCAGGCTGGCACCGTCCTCACCGACCATGGTGTCGCCGTTCCACTGCTTACGAGGAACGATCTCCTCCATCACGTTGGGAGACGTGCTGATCAGCTTGTAAATCGTGCCTTCGTCAGTACGGTTGGGTTGAGCGGCCATCACCGCTGTATCCACAGTGAAGGTGGTGGGGTCGGTGCCCTGTGCGGTGTAGCCGTTGAGGTGATCAGACGGACGCTCACCGGAGCTAGTACGACGGACGTAGAAGAGTGATGTGCCGACGACGCGAAGGAAGTAGCCGTCCGACGCATCGAACATGCCGAACTCCAGCGTGGCTGAGTTGTCGGTAGACAGTGCAACACCGAATGAAGCACTGGTGATGCGGCCAGTCTGGTAAGGAAAAGCCTGTTTGGTGATCAGGCTGCCGACGTTACCGTTGGCTGCTGCGACCTTGAGTCGAATTTCTGCTGCCGATTGGTCGATCAGGTGGTTGACCTGAGTGACCTTTACCCCGGAAGTGGTTTGCTCGTTGGTAGCCCAGATATTTTGGTCAATATCCAGGAGGTTTGTGTCATCAAAGATCGCCAGTGGCGTCTGGACACGGGGGATACCCAGCAGGTCATCACGAACCTGGGATGGGGCACTCAGGTTGTCAAGAATCGGAACCGGAGTTTGGTCCGACGCTACGACAACAGGTAGGGAGTTTGCAGCAGTGTTTTGACCAGCAGGAACAGGCGTAGTCCTTCCTACTGAAATTACACTTACGCCTTCTTCAACGCTGGCCATAAGGAAATACCTTAACTAACGGAATCTCTAGAAACTCTGGGGATAACCTCTAGCGTTCCAATCGCCAGAGTGTCTTCCTTATACACAGCTATTGTACCCTGGCTGGATCCTACAGAATACGCAGGTGCGCCCGCCGTTGTTGGCTCAATCTCAAATACTGTGCTGCTAATAATAGAGAGCTTATTAGCATTAAAATCAACACCGTCGTAAACATTTTGACCGGTGCCGCTGATAATAATTTGATCCTCGACCGTCAGTTTGTGAGCTGCAGCCGTTGTAATTCTGACTTTATTAGCAGTAACGCCACCAGTGGTCGTGAATGAGGTGCCTTGAGTGATAGAGCTAATCGTTGCTTGAGTCTCTGAGTAATACTCACGCAAGTCCCAGAGGAACTTGCCCTGAAGCTCATCAGAAACATCAACGGATAGACCGAGACCAGACCGCTCTAAACCACGCTCTGTATAACCGATCGGGACGTCACGACCCAACGCTTCTGTCTGACGACTGCTTAACTTGAGTGCTACCTGACCCTTTGTTGGGTCAAGCTCAACAATTCCAAAGCTATCCACAGCCGAAGCAGGGTTAGTGCTGTCGTTAAAGAAACGACGAATATCTGCGACCAGTACAGAGTTGGAATAGTTGTAGGGAGTACCCCACGGCTTCTCGATATTGAGGTACAGCTCGTCAAAACTGTCCCCTTCTCTGACGGTTACCGCGATATTATCGAGAGCCATTGATTAGTTACCTAGGAGCTTACGACGTAGTCGCTGTTGCGGCGAATTACCCTGTTCGACAGGTACTGGCGGAGGTGTGTTACGCGCTTTATCTAAATGTAACTGATGCAGTTGTACGACAGACTCGTAGTATTCAGCGTTAAGTCTCGTCAGCCGTTGATTCTCAGCTTCTAATCGACGAATTCTCTCCTCTAAAGGAGCAGGAGGTACGGGTCGATCAACATAAATGGTCTGCACCTCAGGCGCAGTTTGCTCAGCCATTTGAGCGATTGTTCTATCGCGAGCAACTAAAGCTTCTTCTGAAGCATTGCGGAAATTACGAAGCTGCTCTTCGAGAACGCTGATTCGTTGCTGTGCGCTCAGCAGGCTTGACTCAAGACGAACCTGTTCTTCCAAGGCATCGCCAAGCTCAGATGCCGCACGACGCAGCTGGACACGCTCATAGACAGTGGCCGACTGAACGACAGAAGGGGCGCTTGAAGCCTGTGTTGCACCAGGGGTAATGTCGTAAGACTCACGATCAGGTACACGCCACCTCAGCGTGAAATCGGTCTTACGAATATCCCCCTTTTCCTTGTAAGCGACCAAATAGGTCACCCCCGCCGGGGTGGGGTCGAGGTTGATGTCGATCGATCCGTCGGTGACGTCGAAATGACGTTCATGGCGAGCGACACCAAAGAAGGGTTGAGAAGGCTTAACAACCAAAAGGCCGTTACGGCCATCACTAAATAATTGGCCATGAACTCTCGTCACGATTAGACCTCTCGATAGGCAACAGACAAGCCAACGTTTGCAGTACCTGTAATAACGGCGTTGATCTTTTCACCTGAGTCAGACTCAAAAAGACCAAGCGGGTTACTAAGTTGCACCGTGCCGTTTACAGGCAAGTAGATTTTTCCGGTGACGTTGTCAGTTGCGCCTGTCTGAAACTGAACGTTGCAAGCAGCACTGGCGCTAAGCGTCACAGACATGACACGAAGCTTGGTATTAGCAACCAATGGAATGACGTCGGCGCTAGCAGTCAGATCAAGCGCTTTGTACTTTAGGTCGTTAGTAAAGGCGTCGTGAAAAGTGACGAGTCCATCGGTGGCACTAGGTGTACCCGACGCTCGAATATAAGCATCACCACCGTTAGCGTCTCTTCCAAAAAGGGACATCAGACAAAACCCAAGAGAATAGAATTATCTGGCTCCGCAAAATCAAATTGCGTAGTAGACAAAATGAGTGTACCGGACTCAACCCAAGGAGTTTTAGTTTCGTCGCGCAGTAAAGCTCGTATTCTGATCTTAACATTTGCGGAATCAGCTACAGTAATATCCGCTTGTTCTCGATAGAAATAACCTTGACTCACATATTGCTGTAACTGCGTGTTATATAGCTCAAGTTCATACCTGTCGATATTGGTGTCAGGTATCTCTACGCTCACAAGCGAGCCAGCAAAAACGTAATCAAGTGCTCCCGGCACAAGTTGCATGGGGGCTTCCCAGAATACACTCACTCTGGATGTAGGATCGATGGCTGTCATTAGGGCATCGGATTTGTTGTACGGACTCTGAAGGTAATCTTGTTGCCATCAAGCGCCTTATTGACTTTGGTATTCAGCGTTTTGCGTTGGCCGTAATCTGCTTCCCCTTTATTTACAAAATCATACTTGGCATGATCATACTTAATACCAATGATTGAATATGTGCCGTCATTATTTTCGGTGATCTTCTGAATCTTATACCTGTTGAATCGGTTTGCAGTGTTATTGGTTGGGCCCTCGTCAACGAGAATCCAGAGCATATTTGACGATGGAGCCTGACTCAGCCCAGAAACATTGATGGTCCTACCCGTGATTGATTGAACTTGACTGCGTTGAGCTAAACCTCCAGTGGTGTATGTGTATAAATACCATCCACCGTCGGTGTAATTGACACCAGAAGTAAGGTCACGATCCACGGTGACCGAACTTGTAGTAGAAGATGCAATCCGGCCGCCAGCTTCAATTCGTGTCTTAAGGGGGTCGCCGATCAGACATACATCGCCTGGAAGAAGCAATGCGCCTTCTGGGCCTACTTTGAACGTAACTGTTTCAGTTGATCTTAAATTTGTGGCTAAGGTATATCGGCCCATGCGCTTAGCTTGTTCACGATCTGTGCAACCCAAAGCCCTAATCTTGTTCAAGTTGTATCCATACTTCTGCATCGCATCACGGTCCTCTACAAGCACCTTGGCTTCTTTATAGAAGTTTGTCTTGTCGATGTAGCTTACTTGTATAGCAGTTGTCCTCGCTCGTTTACCGGTTCCTTCATAGATAAATCCAGGCTCCGCTTCTCCACCATCTGAACTTTGAATTACATTTGCATCAGTAAATAGAAAATGTTGTTCGGTGTCTTTTACTTGATCATCAATCACAACAGAAACATAACCACCTTGATAGATCAGCTGACCTTGGAAGGTTGACGTAACACTTCGTAGTAGCTCAATAGTGTCCGCGTCACCAGAGACTGTTGCATCAAAGGTAATGTCGTGTTCTTCGCAGTATTTTTGTGCTTTATAGAAAGAGGCCTTGTCTATATCGTCGAACCGAATGCCTGGTTGAAAAACCTGCTGATTTAACGGCGCATTCGTTGTGAAGGTCCTTTGGCCAGCACCGTACCTGGGGTTTGTAAGCAGATCGAGAACCACGTTTGCAGGGTTACGGGACCACTCATATGAGACACTCAGATTTCGTCTAAGTACAGGCAGTTTTCTTCCTTTAATAAGTGCGGTGATGCCGGGGATTCGGCTCACGGCTCCTGCCTTGAAACTGCAGGCTAATAGGGATGTATGTGGGTAGACAAGTCGTTCATTCCACAGAACCTCCATAGAGAGCCAAGTGAAACCACCTTTAACCCACTGATAACTTCTAGATCCAGAACCACCACGATAGTTATATGGCTCAGGAGGTTGGTTCCTGTCGATACGCTCAATCCTTACAGAAATAGGTTGGGCTCTACCTGAAACATCGACTTCATGAACTACAAGTTGATTATGTAGAATCTCACTTGCAGTTGGCTTTTCAAGAGTGAAAAATTTAACGCCATCAGCAAAAACTTCAAGCCTGTATTTAGTAGGGTTGTTAGCACCGCCTGAGTCATCCTTATCACGGGTGTACGGAAGATATGTAAATTCACCGTCCCCTTTTTTGCTTGTAAAATTTCTTGTTTGATAATACGGCTCCTGCATAATTCTTATGCGGATTTTGTCGGCATAAGGTTGATTAAATGATCGAACAACAACTGTATTGGGGCTCTGTGACAAAGGTATATTTTCGTCGTAGTCACCACCGCCTAAAGGAAACGATGTCCCAATCTGCATATGAAAACCTTGATTCTTTATTTCATTTATCTGAACATCATTTTGTGTACCGTCAGTAAACTCAACTACATCAACACCAGCAGCTGATCCCTTTAATCCGTTAAAAAATATGTCATCTTCTTTATTGTTGGGGAAGCCTTCTATTTCTCCCTCAGACAATACACCAAGCCAAAATGCTTTAGCGTCTTCAGTATCTTTGCCGTCAAGAATATAAGAACTGACAACAGGGATATTGGTTACCAGTGTTTCTCCATAAACCACAGGAACGGGAGTACCGTCAGCAGCGGTTGCAGTTCCCGCATTTGTAATCGCATCGTCAGCAGGCCTTCCCTCAGTCTTCATCTCAGGGTCAGGTACACCTGGAGCAAACAGACCGGCGATGCCTGTGAATATCATGCCGAAGCCCATACTCATGATGGCCGTTTTAATACCGGCCGAGATGGTTGCAGCCTTAGCGCTAAAGGTGACAATGCCGAAGCCCGTGAAAGCAAAAGCTACGAGGACAACACCTAATAGGATCTGACCGATTGCGCTTCTGAAAAAACTACCTGTGACAACAGGAACTAGCGTCATCTCAGTTGCGCCAAAGTCCAGATGGTCGTAACCGATCAGATCATCTTTGGTCAGTAGCTGAAAGAACAGACCGTATTCGTGCGCAGAACTAAGGAATGCTCTGAACCCAGGAATGAGCTGGCATAGGGCTCTAATAGCCTCATTCGGGGTCCGAACATCTAAGTTATGTTCGTAGCCAAATCGTTTACCAGCTACACCTTCCAGCCTGATCTTCATCATTTACCTAGTACCTTGTCAAAAATCTGTATGTCACCACTTGGGCTTAGAATCTCAAGCCGGTCAGCATCAACTACATAAAGATAAGAGGTCAACTCCATATTCGCAGCTACAAGCTTGTCATGCTCGCTAAAAGTATGGTCGCCTAGTGGGTGCGAGTGAAAAATAGTATCGGATCGGTAGGTCAGATAATCATGCGCGGAGATAAGGAAAGCCTCTGTTGGGTTTTCTGCTTTGTTTTCTAAAGCTACGGCTTTCCCATCTACGACAAATCCACAGGCCTCGTTAGGCAAAGCCTTCTTAGAAATCTGCGCTATACGTCTGTGAAGAAGTTTAGCCATGGTCTAGCGGTCAGTTGCTGCAGGGAAACCACCGAATCGCAGTGGATCATTTTGACCCCCAAATCGAGCAGTACAAGCCTCAAGAGTTTTAGGGCAAATATCAGGCGAAGAAACCGCAGGACCTGTGTAGTTACACTCGGGACCTCTGTATTCAAAAGGACAAAAGTTACTATACATTCTGCGTTTTGGAAGTCTAGTTCCTTCTAGATCGAATATGGATGCAAGTTCATACACAACACCTAACTTTGTCTCTTCCACCTTGCGGTTGAACCACCAAGTATCAGGAGTAAAGTGCGCATTACTGTCGTAACCAGCTTGCGCAACACCATCAATAGACTTCAGGTATTTGGCGTAGGTACGAATTCGTGTAAGACTAAAACCAATTAGATCCTCAAAATCAAAGTTATACAGCGTCATCTTCCCATCAATGTTCGATATTTGAACCTTGGGTTGAGGAAGATTGTTACTACCCGTCAGTTCAAAACCGCCAGCCGCAATAGGTACGGGTTCATAGGTCACAACAGCGCCATCGCGGTTGACGTACTCGACCTCAGTGCCACCGGATTGCTCTGGAGAGACAAAGTAAAGGTCGTTAGACCATGAACTTCCCATAGATGATGCATTTCCAGAAATTTGGAAAAGGGTTATGGGTGAGTCTTGGGTAAGCCTTCTTGTCTCTGTCCTAAGCTTTTCGTTAGGCATTGGAATAAGCCTCGACGAGAGTGAACGAAAATGTCATCGCCCTGTTGGAGGGGAGGATTCGTCTCGAATAAGTATTGTCTTTTAGTCTGTAACGACGAGGGACTGTGCTAAATGGTGCGAGAGTAGCAAGGAAATAATCACCCGTGGCCACCTTATCCAGATCGGCGATAAAGGTCGTTTGGGTAGTTGCGTCTTTGATGGGTTCGGTAGTGACGTTGTATTCAGTCAACCTAGTGTTGATACCGTCTTTCGCAATAGCTTCGTAACCGTCCCCAAAACCATACTTGCGGATACGGTGTGTGGTTTGTTCGTTGACCTCCATACGAAGGTCGAGGGTTAAATTAACGTCGGCCATTGTAAAGAAGTCCTCCAACTCTGCGCTCATCCATGATGACGCGCTTCACGGCACCATCGATGGCATTTGCCAACTTGTTGGCTTGGTCACCGTCAGTCTCAGTGCTGGTGTTTCCACCTTGATCCACATTAACGGTGATATTTGTGGTTACTCCACCTCCTGAATTCTTACCTAAATCCACAGGGATTGATCGGCCGTCGGGTAGCGGTACAACGGCTTCGTTCATGCCACCCTCGCCAATCATCGCGTTGGTTGGTTTAGTGACAATCCCACCTTTTGCATAAGGACTTGGTATGACACTATCAAGTACGTTATTGGGTACGCCTGCAAAAGAGTCTGTAGGCGTATCAGGGGCACCACCACCAAACAAACCGCCCAAAGCCTTCTTCAAAAGGTTGATGACAATTAGCTTGGCAATCATTTGAGCGGCCATCTGCATAAAGGATTGACCAACACTCTTAAAGAAGTTGGCGAAAGCCTCTGAAGCAGTCATGGTCCCTTGAACGACACCCATGATTGACTGCGAAATTGACTGTTCGATTGATTGAGCGATCTCTGCAATACGCCCACGCACGTCGGTCAGATAGTCCATCGAGCTAGCGATGTACTGGTTTAGGGCGTCACTTGCTTGGAGCTGAGCTTCTGTGAGGTTGTTTATCGCCTCTCTAGCGTTATCGGCTCCCTCATTGATTTGGCGCATCATTTCAGCTGCACCCTCAGTGTCAGGACCGATCTGTCTGAGACGCTCGCTGCGCTCTTTTTCGATTTCAGCCAACTGAAGCTGTCGGTTGATTTCTGTCTCAGACATCCCCTCCATGGCCAGACGGTTACGCACACGCAGCGCATCTGCCTCAGTCTTTGCTGCCTCTGCCCGCTGTCTAAAGCCCTGTGTGGACTGGGCGATAGCCATAGACAGGTTGTCGCTTCTGAGATCACCCACAAAAGTGCCGAACTGAGCCTGTCGTCCCTGTGCTCCAGTGAGCGCGGATTGAGCACGATCGACTAGACCCTGGGCTCGCAATGCATCGGCACCAGGCTTTGCTGAAGCAAGTTGATCTTGTGCGGCCTTTAGCTTTCTTTCTGCCTTGTCTACCTCTAGCTGTAGTGCGTCAGCTTGATCCTGAATTGCACTGTTCTGTGCTGCATAGGTGTTGAGGATGCCTAGCTGAGCCCGCGAATGACCTGTGAGCTGGGATTCTGCGATCCTGGCATCGTTGTCGCGGAGTGTCTTGAGCAGAGCAAACCGCTGCTTATCCAGCTTCATTTGCTCGTTTGCGTTTGCTTCCAGTAAACGACGAGCATTTGTAGCTCGGATTCGTTGGAGTTGATCGGCTAGGTTTTTATCTTTATTACCCTTTCTGTTATTGATTAGATCGTCTGCAGTGACCAGCTCACCTTGCTGAATCGTTCCTGAGCCTTGGCCAAGTCTTCTTCGTGCCTCAGCAAGAGTGTCTATGGCGGCCTGATACTCTTTTCTAGCTTCAGCAACTGTTTGACGACGAGCACTTCCCTGTCTACCAAGATCGACAAGTTTGCCTTGTCCTGATCTGGCAGCAATGAAATCTTGACGGCGGGACTCAAGCGCTTGTTCAGCCTTTTCAACAGCCTTTTCGGGAGTTAAACCCAAAAAGCGGTTTAAGGCCTCAATTCCAGAATTGATTGCACCGACAATGATTGCAAAGGTGGTTTGGAATGCGGCCCCGATTGGTGCCAGCAGCATGCCAATACTGCGTTTCAGTAGGTCAAGTTGAGTCGCTAAACGCTGCCCCGCCTCTTCAGGACTCTTAGAGATCGACTTGGCACTGTCCTCAAATTTGCCTAATTCTTCGGCAGTAAATTTAACGAAGTCCGCGACAGATACGGTGCCTTCCTCAAGACGTTTGTCGAGTTCTGCCGTGCTGATGCCCATCGATTGGGCCATCATTGACACGGCTCCGGGAAGCCTTTCTGCGATTTGGCCTCTCAATTCTTCGGCGGCTACTTTACCCTTACCGAAGACCTGAGTTGCAGCAAGCAAAATGCCATTTGCCTGTTCCTGACTGCCTCCTAGGGCTTTATTTGCTGCAATTAGACCACGAAAGGACTTGACGATGTCGTCGCTACTTACGCCCGATGCTTTAGCAGAAGCCGCGAAGCGAGTGAAGTTTCTGGTCGCGTCTTGTAGTGGGACGTTGAAGTCGTTTACGACCTGCTTGATTTCACCAAACATCGCTGGCGCTTCGCTGCCCAAGACACCGGCCAAGGCCAAGCGCATCTTCGACGTCTCAGCAGCCGCTGTTGCAGCATCGTTTGCATACGACGCCACCGCTCGGCCTAAATCTTCGATGAATTGAACGGCTTGCCCTGCAGCAAGCGCTGCTACGCCTGCGACACCACCTGTGAGCGCAGCCCCAGCTAGTCCACTGCCTGCAGCACCTCCGGTGACAGCACGTCCTACAGCAGCACGTCGGCCAACATTTCCCCTAAAACCTCTGACACTCGCAGGAGCACTAGGCAAACCAGGCGCACGAAAGCCTCCTCTAGGTGAGGCGACACCACTCACACCGGCCATACGGTGCATGGCAATGCGGTGCCTGCTGGCCGCCCTAGCACCCTTTTCGTGCTCAATTCGGACCTCGGAAATGCGCTGCTTTAGTTCCTTGAGCCGAGTAAGCGTTTCCCTGTCGGGCTTATGTACCTTTGCAGTCGCAGTAGCTTTCTTCTGCAGTGAATCGTATTCTCTTTTTAGGTCGAGAAGAGTTTTCCGAATCTCTGAATTCGACTTCTTGGTTTTATTTGCATCCTTGACTATTCGTTGCGTGGCCTTATCAGATGCCTTCGCAAACTCAGCAAGCTTCCGCAGCGCACGGCTGTTCTCAACGTCAAGCTTATATGTATATTGACCTTGAGCCACAGAAACTCCACGCCGTAAGTTAATTTTATCGGGTTATGTGCTAATAACTTTGCTAAGTGAGGCAATAACCGAGACAGGCAACTTGCGCTGCTTGATTAGACTCTTAAAGATCTCTCTAGTCTCCATAACAAATGAATTCGCGTCTTCATTAGCGGGGAAAGGTAGAAGGACGTCAATAGGAACATCACCGCCTTTATCACCCCCAAAGCTTTTGGCAATGGAAATAATGATGCCTGCAAGACGTGCAGTTGTTATCGAATTTATGTTTGCTGAGCGTTTCTGTTGTTCTGCGCCGAAGCGAATCAACTCATAAATAAGCTTCAGTGGCATGCGCAAAAACTGCTCACGGGGGATGTCAGTACCCGCTGGGCATGCCCGAAGCTCAGAATATGCCTGTAGTAAATCGAGTTCAGAGGTGGCTAGGTACTGCCGCAGAAACGCAATACGCTCGCTAACCACCTCTTCGGTCAGTTTCCCTCAGAATCCTCTTCCTCTTCGTCTGGATCGGGCCAGCCGTTTCGCTCCCATTCGACAAACGTATAGATCTCGTCCAAAAGACGGCTAGGCATCTCACGGGTGTCCGTCACCTCCCAATCAGGGGTCTGCACCCACTTCTTACCTTCCTTCAGCTCAGCCCTGTACTTCATGAACAGAGTCACCGTAAGAATCTTCTGCTCACTTGCTGACTGTCCGTTGGTCTGAATCTCAGCCAGCTGATCGACGTAGTCGTACAGGACCTCTTGATTTTCATTGACATCTGCCAAGGCATCAAGCGCCTCCTGCACTGGGATCTCTTGCTTGACAGCAATGTCCTTAGCGATCTTGAGCAGCGCGTAGGTGTTCTTAGCCTGCTTGCGGGCCACATCCTCAATGCCCTCGATCTCGCCTGCTACTAGGTCTTTGTAGATCGGGAAACGGAATGGAGCGATGTCGTAATACTCTTTCTGGCCAAAGAAGATTTTTGAATACTTGCTCATGTTATGAAAAATGATGTGTCTGCCGCCACCATCTCATGATGTTGACCACGGACATTTTCAGGAATTTCTACAGTCAAACTAACACCATCTTCTGAGATTAGTTTCATGGGTGAACACGAAGAAGGGGCGATGAAAACCGCCCCAACCTCAAGTAATTCACCTTTGACTCGACAGTTGATGAAGTAAGACTGCTTATCCTCAGAGGTAAGCAGGTCAGCTTGCATCAGGCGTAGACGTCGAGAGCGGAGGTGCCGTTGTTAAGAGTGCCCACATAGATCTCTCCACGGCTCTGGAAGGTCCATGAATACTCGATCAGACCATCAGAGGGGGCAGCCTCAGAAACGCCAGTCACACAGGCTTGGAAGGCCCGCACAAAGTACATAAAGTTGTTGCTTCCGTCCTGTCCCAAAAGGGTCAGCATTTCGACGAAAAGCTCTTTGTCGGGATCAGATTCAGCAGCCATCACAAGGCCCAAAGCGGTGTCAATATCCGCCTGTGGAGCGCCTGAAGAGAGGCTGTTGATGAAGAAGGTCGTGCAGGCCATTTCACCGGCCATGGTGGTGCCCACAGAGTCCCTGTAGCCGTTATCGCCAAGCAGGAAGAACTCTTGAGAGGTGGGGGCTGGGGTGTACTCAGCCTGAGTCAGACCCTTCAGAAAACTGAAGGTCGTCGATGAAGGGGACGTGTAGGTCGTGCCAGTGTTGCCACTTCCGTGAGCGGCAGGGACTTTACGGGTGCCGCCAGGGTCAGCGATCCGCACGATGCGGTCCCGCCCCTTTGCAAACGCACCTCCAGGAAGTTGAGCCATTAGCTTATCTCAGTGTGAATTGAGTAATCGGGGATAGTTACTTTTAGGGATTCGTAAGATATGTCCGTTTGCGGCGTATGTACCGCTGTATCCATATCAGGGAAAGCCCGAAAAAGAAGCAAACGAAGATTGTCTAAGGTGACCGATGTGTCGTAACTGGTTAGGGTTACGGTCCAAAAAAGATTTAAGAAGACCGCCTGAGACATCGTCGGTAAATTCCGTGCTTCCGGTACTTCATCTATGACACATTCTGTGCCTGTGACAGACCAGTCCTTCGGAACTTGCTGTGAACCCCGAACCCAAAGGGCGGGGGAAGAGGAACCATCAGGAAGGTTATAGTTTCCCAAATAAGTTCCAACAATGGAGTCTACGACAGAGCGTACTTCTGATACACTAGCCATCCAACTCTCTCCTAAGTCTATCAGCGAAGTCTTTTAAGGGCTTAACCTCTTTCTCGGCATCTTTTGTCCAGGGACGTGCTGGAAGAGTTTTGCCATTTTTTAATTTAGGCCCCTCATGGACGACCGCTGAATAGTCAACATGCCATGTCCACTCAACGGCAGTAGCGCTGACATTTTCACGACGTTGGCTTGACCGGAGATTACCTAAATCGACAATGTCACGGATGCCTTTCTCGATAAACTGACCGTTTTTACGCAGGGTATCGTTTGGCCAGTCCCATTTGACATCGGAAATTTGTTTTGTGAATTCCGCGCCTAGTTTTCCTGCCGTCTGAGCCAGTGCAATCTTGACGGCTTTGTCGAACTCACGACGCAACTCATGTGGCTGAATGTCTCTTGCCATTAGCCTGCTGCCCCTGTTTGCTCGAACACACCAGCGAAGCTCTGGAATTGCGTAGCCCTGGCGTAAGGCAGCATGTTCGTGCCTAGGTCAACCAGACGTAGACGTCCGGTCACGCCATTGATCGTGGCATCGGCATACATGCCTGCCTTGATCTTGGTGCTGAAGGTCGCGGGAGATAGCAGCTTTCCACTGCAACGACTCTCCACTTCGTTCACGCCTTCTTTGTTTTCGGAAAACTTCCCGCTGAGCTGGACGTTACAGATATACGTCTCGTTCGTGTCGTTTTGAACGAGGTTACCCGTAGCCTTATCAGTGGAATACGACGAGTAAACCTTGAAAACCAAGGTTGTGTTGTCAAAAGGTGAGTAGGAGCCCATCAGTAACTAAAGCCAGTTAGCTCGACTAGCCCCTCCCGCAAATAGAGATAAGTAGCGCCGTAGGTCGTGTCTGCAAGGGTGTAACCCGCAGCTCCGACATACTTCTGGACGCGAGCGTTCTGACTGACGCCGATCTGCTGGCCGATGGATTGTGTACGGCTGGCGAGCAGATGAGCCGTCATGTAGTTGACGGCGTCATCGTATTGATCGCCCCACAGGTCGGAATCGTTCTGACGCTGCGATTCGGCAATGGTGGCGGTGATCACAGCACTTTCCAGGTTCGAGAACTCTGGAAACCTTTGAGTAAAGGTTGTTGCTGTGACGGCCATCAGCCTTCTCCTTCAGTAATGCTACGAATGCGCTTCTGGATTGCGTTTTTGACACGCACCCGGTTCTCGG